AGTTGAAGCACGCCTATCCCCTGCTAACCCCGCGAGAGGATGTGAAGCTGACCGTGGTTAGCGGTGTCCCTTATCAGGACTTCTGTGATCTGTGTGAGAAGCGTGGCATCCCCATGCCTGTCAACATCGACACGGATCTGGCTGCCCCGTCCTCTACTGCGGTAGCACCTACCTCATCCGCGCCGAAGACCCGAGGCTACGTCTTCGACCCCAATGATTACAGCTTCGACCGGACGACCAAGCCCCTCGATCTGGCGGGCGGCGGCATCTATCTGGAATTTGTGGAGGGGTCGCCTTCCGCTAACTATCAGCAGGCGTTGCGTTCGCTCCGCACCATTGGCTTCCTTGGGGTGTCCGTGAACCCGCGCGTCATTGGCCTGTCGAAGGCGGTCCTCGACAAGTCCAAGACTTTGCAGGCGTCGCTTGCCCTGCACGGGTGGGTCCGCTTCGACTCCGATTGGGTGGCCGCTAACGTGCCCGAGTCTTTCATCGAGGAACACTATCGCGCGGCTGCCGTCATCACTTGGCTTCACGGAGGCGGAGGGCTGGGCAAGGCGCGCTTCGAAAAGGTTACTTGGAAGGGCTTCGATTCTATGCTACAGATTGCCCGCCCGTACCTCAAGCGGAGCTTCGACTACACTAAGCACGCTGCCCCGCACGACAGCCTCGATGTTATGATGTCTGCCGGGCAGGTCAAGGCGAAGGAGCGGGGCAGGAACGTAGGTTATCAACTCGCGGGCGAGTGGAAGAAGTTCCTCGACATGCACCCCATGCTACACTACGTTAACTTCCAGAACTTCCAGAACATTCCCGAGGCTGTCCTCAACGACTACATCAACCGCTGATCCATAGGAGATAGCAACAATGGTTCCGTTCGTCCTGACTTCCAAGTCCGTCACACTGTTCCCCTTTGGGGAGCCGCCTCTCGTGGTGGACTCATCGCACATGAACTTCGAGGCTGTCGTCGAAGCCATCAAGGCACGCGACTTCGAGAAGGCTATCGAGCTTGGCTCTGTCAAGTCCTTCATCAACACGATGACGGCGGGCAACGTGGCCGTCACCGACGATGGCGTGACCTATAAGGGCCAGCCCATCACCGGCTACCTCGCCAGCAAGATGATGACGTTCTTCCGCGAGGGGCTGCCCATCGATCACTACTGCAAGTTCCTCGACAACCTCATGGCGAACCCGTCCATGACCAGCCGCAACGAACTGTTCCTGTTCCTCGAAGCGGCTGATCTGCCGATCACTCCGGACGGACACTTCCTCGCATACAAGGCGGTGCGTGCCGACTTCCGGGACAAGCACTCCGGTCGCTTCGACAATGCGCCTGGTAAGGTCCACCTTATGCTGCGCCACGATGTCGATGACGACCGCAACAAGACGTGCAGCTACGGTTTCCATGCTGCCGCCTACGAGTACGCGCGGGGCTTCATGTCTGGCGACGACAAGATGGTCGCGGTCAAGATCAACCCCGCCCATGTGGTGTCGGTGCCTGCTGACTATGGCAACCAGAAGCTGCGTTGCACTTCCTATGGGGTGATGTTCGAGGTGCCCGACGCCGCCGACATCTTCAAGGACAAGCCGATCTACGACATGGACGCGGCACATGCGGCACAGGAAGAGGAAGACTATCTGTTCTGGCTGGGTCAGGACGGCGAAGACTAACGTACAGGTTGGGGAGGGCTTCGGCTCTCCCCTTCTCACCCCTTCCGGAGACAATGAGATGAGTGACGATGCGACTGATACACCTGCTGCTGGGCCTGTGGATAATCCTCCTGTTCTGAACCGCCTGACTAGGGCGCAGGTCTTCGCGCGCGATCCCGAGGAAACCACACAAGAGGACATCGACTTCATCGTGGCCGAGCTTCGCAAGATCAATGAGCGCAACCGCAAGGCCCGCCGCGATGACGCTGCCATTGCCGAGGGCGCAGCCAAGATCAAGAAGGCCAACGCCGTAGCCAAGAAGAAGAAGGCTGGCCCCCTGCCCGCCGACCTGCTGGACGCCAAGCTATGACCGACCGTGTGAGCGTGCCGAAAGGCTGGAAGTTGGCGGCGCCTGAATGGGGTTCGCCTCGCTCGCGCCGCAACGACGCTAAGGGTGGCGAGGTCTGCGGAGTGCTGATCTGGAATTACGAAACGGGCGAGGGGGAGGTGCTGCTTCAGCCGGGCTTCTATTCTGGCTGTGCCATCATCGGTGCTGACGCGCTTAAAGACTGGACCGGCCTGCTTGAGCGTGAATATGACGAAGGGTTTCCCCTTAACGGGCAGCGCCGGAAGCGGGGCAGAGGAGGTGACGCATGAAGTTGACCAATAAGTTGCGGCTGCCCGAGGCTATCGTGCGGGCGGTGCAGAATGATTCGTATACGAAAGGCGAGGCCGACATTTCGGTGACGGAATTGTTGGTGCCTCCGCAGATGAGGAAGCTCAAGCGCGAACATGACGATGAGCTTGAAGAGGATGTGAGCGACCGGATCTATTCGTTGCAGGGCCAGTCGATGCACCACATCATCGAGCGGGCAGCGGATGGCGACGCCTTCGTCATGGTGGAGGCCACGCTGTATGCGGAGTATCTCGGCTGGAAGGTGAAGGGCCAGGTCGATCACCTGCTACTGGGGACCGGCGAACTGCTGGACTTCAAGCTGACGTCGGTCGCCAAGATCAAGGCCGGGCAGGTGCCCCGTGAATGGGAGCAGCAGACTAACATCTATCGGCGCATGCTGGAGCGTGAGAAGGGCATGGTCATACCGGCCATGTCAGTCATCGCGATCTTGCGCGACTGGTCGAAGGGCCGCAGCAAGCAGACTCAAGACTACCCTCAAGCCCCGGTGCTGATTATGAGTGTGCCGCTGTGGACACCCGAGCAGGCCGACGCCTTCATCGAAGAACGCATCCGCTTGCATCAGGCAGCCGAGGCGCAGTCCTGTTCCGAGCAGGATGTGTGGGCGCGTCCCGCTAAGTGGGCGGTGATGAAGCGCGGTGCGGTGAAGGCTGTCCGCTTGTTCGACAATCCGGTCGAAGCGGAACAGCTTGCAAGTACGAGTGCGGGCCTGTATGTAGAACACCGGCCAGGTGAAGCTGTGCGATGCCAAGACTGGTGTCAGGTGGCGCACCTGTGTCCGCAATGGCAAACAGATCCACGTAACAATCGTATCCCTTCCGTAGAGGAGACTCTCTTCAGTGCCTAAGTTCGAAGCCACAAAGATTCCGCCTCGCATCCTGATCTGCGGCGAGCCCGCTTCCGGTAAGACGGGGGCGCTGGCCCAGCTTGCCAACTCTGGCTACCGCCTGCTGATCCATGACTTCGACAGCAACAGCCGCGTCATCGGTTCCTACCTGAAGCCGGGCGCTGCCGACGTCTACATCAACACCTATGCGGTGGCGAAGATCACCAACACCAACCTGTTCGCGGGCACCTCCATCGCTCCGAAGCAGGCCGTCGATTCCATGCGCCAGTTCTGCAAGCTGCTGGAACATTGGAAGACGCCGACCGAAGACCTTGGCCCGGTGCTGGGTCTGACTGCCAAGGACGTCATCGTGATCGACAGCGGCACCTTCCTTGGTGAGATGCTGTTGCTGGCCGCGCATGAAGACCCTGAGACGAAGCGTGACCTGCGCTCGCTCTACAATGTGGCGGGCCGCTACTACGGTGCGATCCTCGATCACCTGACCGGACCCAAGGTGGGTGCTTCCGTCATCGTGCTGACGCACCTGATGCAGACCGGCGAGAAGGACGACCAGGGGAAGATCGTGGGTAAGGCCCGTGACATTCCGGTCGGCATCGGGGAGAAGTTCTCGAAGAAGATGCAGACTTACTTCTCTGACATCTGGCACCTCGAAGTGGGGCGCGATGGCAAGCGTACCTTTAAGACCGGCGCGACCGACAAGGCTTCGCTCCGTACCTCCGCACCCAACCTCATCAAGCAGGTCGAGGACTTCGACCTCGCCTCCATGCTTGACCGCCTGACCGGGAGCCGCTAACATGCGCTTGCCCGGCGGGAAGAAATACTTCGTATCAAAAGAGCTACGGCTCAAAGGCGGGCCTCTTCGTATCGGAGACTTGTACGGAGAGAAAGGTTACCCGGAATCCCGTAAGCCCAGCTTGGAATCTTTTTTCCAGCAGGTCGAGCAGGAGCTAATCTATGCTCATGTATACACAGGCAACGGTGCCGACCTGAAGCCTAAGCCCTAAAAGATTTCTGGAGATAGTGCTTGACGGGGACGCGCTCCAGATGTATGTGTATCCCCGTCACCTCGTAGTGACAAACCCAAGTGGAGAAGACAAGTGGCTGACCTTTTCGATACCGTCATTGAGAACACCGCTTCCGAGCGCCCGGCTTTCCGGCAGGCTCCTGCGGGTGACTATCTGGTGACGGTGCAGTCCGTCAAGTTCGTCAAGGCGAACTCCGGTACGCAGGGCATCGAGCTGACCTACACGATGGTCGAGCCGATGCACGGTGAAGACATGGAAGGCGTGGAACTGGCGAAGTGCCGCCTCCGTGACACGCAGTGGATTACTGAGAAGACTATCGGCTACGTGCAGGAACGGCTTGCGCGTATCTCCCCCGACGTGGTGGGCGAAACCATCCGTGACACGGCGGACATCCTGCCGGGCAACGATGTGGTGGTGACGATCT